TTAGACGAGATAACTCGTGGGAGTAGTTTATACAGGCGGAACATTTGATTTGTTCCATTCAGGACATGTGGCGTTCCTTAGATCTTGTAAGCGTATCGCTGGTAAGGATGGGCGTGTAGTTGTAAGCCTAAATACTGACGAGTTTATTGCTGCCTATAAGGGTAAGCCACCTATCATGTCTTTCGCTGAGCGTAAAGCTGTGTTGATGGGTTGTAGATATGTTGATTCAGTTGTAGCCAATGTGGGTAATGAAGATTCTAAACCAGCGATAGAAAACGTGATACCTGACTTTGTGGTTATCGGTGATGACTGGGCTAGGAAAGATTATTACGCTCAAATGCAGTTCACTCAGGCTTGGCTTGATGAACAGCAGATTCAACTTATCTATGTTCCTTATACTGTTGGGGTTAGTTCTACTGACATCAAAACCCGTATAGTAAATGGGGTAAAATTGGTTAGTAAAGACAAGGAGTAAACATGCCTGTTGTCAACGGCTATGCAAGCCTAAACGACCTTAAATCCGCACTTCGTATCCAAGATGGCGTGGATGACACACTACTGGAACTGGCTTTAGAGTCTGCTTCTCGTATGGTAGATGAATACACTATGCGTAGCTTCTATAACGCTGGTACTGCAACTAGAGTGTTTGTGCCTTCTCACAACGATCTTGTAGCCATTGATGATGCTGTGTCTATCTCTTCTATCGCTGTGTCTACTATGCTAAATAAAACTTTTGACCAGACCTGGAGTGAGGTTGACTATCAGACTGAGCCTTTGAATAATGTTGCTGATGGTCTAACTGGTTGGCCTATCACTCGTATTCGTGCTGTAGGAACTTATGAGTTCCCTGACGGCAATACTAGGTATCGTTATGAAGGTCGCTACGGTCAAGAGGACATTGCTACAGTCCAGGTTACTGGTGTGTGGGGTTGGTCAGCAGTTCCTACAGCGGTAAAGCAAGCAACCATTATTCAGGCAAGCCGCATCTTCAAACGTCTTGACTCTCCTCTGGGTGTTATTTCTAGCCCAGACACAGGTTTCTTCAGAGTGTCTAACCGCATTGACCCTGACGTAGCTATGCTGTTGAACTCTTACCGCAAGATGAGAAATCAAGGCTAATGGCTTCTCTCAGCGATCTTCGTGACGGTATAGCCGAAAATCTTTCTACAATTACTGGGCTAAGAGTTTCTAGTTTTATGCCTGACAACCCTAATCCACCTATGGCTGTTGTAACTCCTCAAAGCATTGAGTACCATAAGGCTTTCCACAATGGCTTCAACACTTACAGCTTTGTTGTGTCAGTCTTTGTGGGTAGAGTTTCAGATCGTATAGGTCAAGCAAACCTTGATGCCTATTGTGCTTCTACTGGGGCATCTAGTATAAAAAGTGCGATAGAATCAGATAGGACACTATCAGGTCGTTGTTTTGATTTGGTAGTATCTGATATGAGAAACTACGGCTCAGTCATTATCGGTGATAACACATATCTAACAGCAGAGTTTGACTGTGCTGTTCAAGCAAATTAGGAGAACATTAAATGGCGGTTTACGCAGCAACTGACCACAAGATTACGCTCAACGGAACAAACCTTTCAAATGTTCTCCAGAGTGTAAGCCTTGACATCAGCTCAGATGAAATTGAAACAACAGCTTTCGGTGGCGGTTGGAGAACTCGTATCCAAGGCTTGAAGTCTGGATCTGTAACTCTAAACTTCTTCCAGGACTTCGGAGCAGCATCTGTTGATGCAACGATCACTCCACTATTCAACGCTGGCTCATACGCTACTGTTGTTGTAACACCTACAAGCTCAGCCGTGTCTGCAACTAACCCTGCTTGGACTGCTGTATGCTTGGTTTCACAGTACCAACCGTTCTCAGCATCCGTTGGGGACATTGCAACACTTTCAGTTACCTGGCCGACCAGCGGAACTGTAAGTCGTGCAACAGCCTAATTAAACTAAGGAAAAACATTGAAGATTAACCTACGCATTGAATTTGTTTCTGGTGAAGAAAAAGAAATTTCTTGTTCAGCGGCTGACATAGTTAAGTTTGAAACTAAATTTGACTTGTCAGTTGCTGTACTAGAAGCAAACGTGAAACTTACTCACCTATTGTTTTTAGCTTGGTCATCTGAAGCTCGCACTAAGTCCACTACCAAAGATTTTGATGTGTGGATTGATGATGTGGCTTCTATTAAGGCGAGTGAAACAGACCCAAAATAGTCGGTCTGGGCGATAGTTCCGCACATTGGTATATCGCTTCTCTTGCAGTTGAAACAGGTATTAGCCCTAACCACCTTTTAGAGTGTGATGATCGCATGTTGTGGACTATGGGTAGGTATCTTGTATGGCGAAGTCAACAACAATCTAGGGGATAGAATATAAGAGATTGGTGGTGATTTATGTCTGTGTTAGTTACTAAAGGTAACAAGTCAGGGATCTACGTTACCGATTACCAAGATCTGATTCGTGAATTAAACCGTATTCACCCTACTCTTGTTACTCAACTTCGTAAAGAGTATAGACAGATTGCTAAGCCTGTCCAGACTGCTGTAAAGTCTGCTATTCCTTTGAATCCACCTACTAGCGGTGTTCACAAGAAGAAGAGACAGAATACTGTTTCTGGTTTTTATCCTCGCTCTATTCCTGGTCGTTTGTCTTGGGGTGCTAACTCTCAGAACAGGATGCGTGAAGCTAGATCTGTTGGTATTCAAACGTTCTCTGCTACTAGAGCGAAACGTAACATGAAGTACAACAAGATGTCTGCTGCTTCTATCGCTCGTTTAAAGGTTGATAGTGCGGCTACTGTTATGGCTGACCTGGCTGGTTCATCTCGTAAGTACATTGATAATAAATCTGTTACTCGTGAGTATTCTTACAGCCGTTCTGCTACAGGTAAAAGAATCCACAGAATCAATGGTCAAGGTAGAGCTATGATTCAGGCTTTGAGCAGACGTACTTCTGGCAATGGCCGTTCTAGATTTGTTTATCCTGCGGCTGATAAGGCTATTCCGTCAGTTCTGCCTAAGATGAACGCTGCTTTGCAACGTGCGTACGACAAAATTAACCGAAGGATGCTTACCTAATGGCTGGTTCAATCTTTATTCCCCTAATATCCGTTTTTGACGGTAAGGGTGTTCGTGATGCTAAGAGTGGAATGTCTGCTCTTTTAGGTTCTGTAAAGCATCTTAAGGGTGCGGCTATAGCTGCGGCTGCGGCTTTTGCTACGGTGGGTGCAGCAAACTTTGTGAAAGATGCTGTAACAGCAGCTCGTGATCTTGACCGCAACATGGTTGGTTTGAATAACGTTTTTGGTGACATAAGCCCTGGTATGGAGAAGTTCTCTAAGGATGCGGCTGCTATTGGTTTGAGCCAGATTGAAGCTTCTAAGGCTTCTACTTTCTTGGGATCTGTTTTGAAGCAGTCTGGTTTTGAGATGGGTGATGTTGCGGTAGAAACTAAGAACCTTGTTGGTTTGGCTTCGGACTTGGCAGCTACTTATGGTTATGACGTTTCTGAAGCGTTGACTGGTATGACAGCGTTGTTCCGTGGTGAGTATGACCCGATTGAGAAGTTCGGTGTTGCTATGAAGCAGTCTGAAGTTAATGCTTTATTGGCTGCTCGTGGACAGAACAAGTTGACTGGGGCTACTTTACGTCAGGCTACAGCTCAGGCTCGTCTAGACATTCTTTACAACCGCTCTCAAGATGCCCAAGCTTCTTATGCTCAACAGTCTGACAGTTTGTTTGTTGCTCAAAAGAACCTTCAGGCTAGCTTTGAAAACATTAAAGCATCTTTAGGTGCTAGTTTGACTCAACCTTTAGCCAATCTACTTCAAGTTATGCAACCTATTGTTGACACTCTTGGAGAAAAGATGACTCCTTACTTTGATGTTCTAACAAGAGTAGTTACTATGCTTACTCCTGTTCTTGATGCCATGGCACAACAATTCTTTGCTGTCGTAGAAGCCGTTACTCCTATCGTTGATGTTCTTTTTATGTTGATTGAACCTTTAATGATCCCGTTAGCTGGGGTTTTCAAGTTAATTGCTACAGCGGTTAAAATGCTAGTCCCTTGGATTACTTTCTTAGCAAACCTTTTGGGTGCAATCCTAGCTCCTGTTATTTGGGTAGTGACTATGGCTTTACGAATACTTGTTGAAGGTTTACAATTTTTACTTGATAGTTTGGCTGCTATTCCAGGTATCGGTGATGTTTTTAAAGGCATTAACGCTGGGTTAAAAGATTTTAGTCAAAGAATTCTTGATAGCACAGATAAAACAGATGGCTTGAATGGTGCTACCAACGAGATGACAGCACTTCTGTCTAAGAAGCTTCCTTTAAATAACATTGATGGTCTCGGTAAATCTGCCGAAAATGCGGGTAAAAAGATTCGTGGCACTAATCAATACTTAGAAGATCTTTTAAAGATGGCTCAAGGTATCCAGTCATCTATTATGAGTACTTTTGATGTAAACAATGTTATGGGTGATGTTAGTGATGGAATTGTTGAAAGCGTTACTTTTGTTAACGGTAAGTTCCAGACTGTTGTTGATGGCGTTTCTGAAACTTCTAAAAACATTGTTACTGGTTTCCAGGATAACTTAGCCAAGATTAAGAGTTTCTACCGTAGCTTAAGGCTGCTTATCAAGGCTGGTTTAGATCCTGTTCTGTTGAAACAAATTACTGATGCTGGGCCTATTGCTGGTGCGGCTACTGCTGAAGCTATTTTGGCTTCAGGTCAGGAAGGTATTGATGCGTTAACTAAGACTTCTAAAGACATCCGTAAAATTTCTGGTGACGTTGGATATACTGTCGCAAAGAATTTCATGGACAGCAATCAAGACATTGGTAATGGTCTTATTGACCCTCTTATTGCAATGCTAAAGGGTTTGAACGGGTCTGGTTTAAACGCAGCAGCTGCGGCGGCTGGAGCTAGTGCTGGGGAAGCACTTGTAGATGGAATGGCAAAGGCTGTTGAAAAGACTGCTGCGGAGAAGCTTGCTTCTGGTGAGATTGGTTTCGGTGAGTTTGTAAACATACTTAGCAAGAGCAAACCTTTATCAACTCCGAAGCCAAAGCCTACCCCGCTTTTTTCAAACATGTCTAGCCTTTTCAAGCAAGGTACAGGGCCGTTAGCTCCACTTGCTGTAAAGCCAGGTAAAGATGGTATGTACAGTTTTATGCCTAATCAAATTGTCAACCCTTACAACCAAAAAACGCAAGCTAATCAATGGGCTTCTTTCCAGAACACTAAAAACAATGTTGCTCCACAATACAATATTGTTGTTAATGTTCCTTATGGTGCGACTGATGCTGAAATTGGTAGAGCTTTGATTAAGAAGATCCAATCTTATGAAAAGACTAACGGCAAAACTTGGAGAGGTTAGCCAATGGCTACTGGCGATAAAAGAGTTTTTATAGGCTTGAATGATGGTACTGAGATTTGGAACGTCACTAGCTATGTTATAAACACCACAGTCAGTTTGGGTAAAAACCAGATTTTAGATACCTTCCAGCCTGGTACAGCGACTTTTTATTTAAAAAACTTTAATCGTGAGTTTGATCCGACTAATACTGGTTCTGCTTTTTATGGTGCTGTGCTACCTAGAGCTACTTGGGTTTACATTGAGATAGAAGGCATGAACACTCTGTTTGATGGTTGGGTTGATGACTGGTCTTTTGAATATGATGTGAATGGTGAGTCTACGGCTGTTCTTGTTGCTAGTGAGCGGACAGGTCTTTTTGCTAGGCAATACATTCTTGCTTCTAGTTTTCCTGCTGAGTTGACTGGAGCTAGGGTTACTAGAGTTCTTCAAGATGGTGGTGTTGCTTACACTAATCCTTACAACGTTAATCCCTACATTGTTGATGATGGAACTAAGATGCTTGATGCGGATACTACTTGTAGAGGTAGAAATGCTTTAGAGTACCTGAATTCTATTGTTGATTCCGAGCAAGGTAATTTTTATACTGACCAGGCTGGTAGCTTGATTTTTAAGGATGCCAATAATAGCGTTACAAGTGCGGCTACTGCGGTTACCCAGTTTTTTACTGATGATGGTACTTCTGGTGCTTACCCTTATACCGACATTGATCTTAGTTATAGTACTGACTTGCTTTACAACAAGGTTTCTGTGACTTCTAATGATGAAACTAGAACTGTTACGGCTACTGATTCAGTTTCTGCTGGTCTTTACCAGATAAGCCAGTTAGATGTTTCAGCAATTCTTTATAATGATTCAACTACTATGAGCTATCTAGCAAACTACATAGTTTCTAAATACAATGAGCCACAGTATCGGGTAAATAACTTGACTGTTTCTTTTACTAATCTAGATAACACAAGAAAAAACAATCTTTTAGATCTGCTGGGGTTGAACAGTTACTGTAAAGTCAAGTTCACGCCTAACGGCACAGGTTCGGCTATCAATCGTTTTTGTAAGGTTATTGGTATTGAACACGCTATTGACATTGATGACCATAACGTGACTTTTACCTTTGAGAGTATTATGAATCCGAGCATTGTTTTAGATGACGTTGAGTTTGGTAAACTAGACTCGTATTCGCTGGGTTTTTAAGGAGAGATAGATGGCTGGAACTAAAGTTTGGACTGCTGGGGAAGTCCTTAGTGCTGCTGATTTAAATGGCAATTTCAATAAGTTACCTTATGCTGTTGCGACTGGAACTGCTACTGCTCTTACTGGTGCTTTGGCAGCTGATGCGACTACTACTGTTTCTGTGACTTTCCCTGCAAGCCGTTTCGCTGTTGCCCCTTTGGTTTCTGCTTGGACTAGCGGTACAAGATACATTGCTACTGCCACTACTATTGCTGCTGGGTCTGCAACTATTACTGTCCGTAACGTTTCTGCCGCTTCTGGTGTGACTGAAACTGTTTACTATCATGCTGTGCAGATGACTGCTGGAACGGCTGCTGGCTAATGTCTGAGGTCAAGAGACCTAATAATGGGGAACTTTTACAAAGAATTGTTGATGACATGTCCATAATCAAAACAGACATTGCTGTAATCAAGAAGGATGTCACTATCCAGTCTGATTTGGTTATAGATCACGAAGCTCGCATCCGTGAGTTGGAGAAAGCTCGCTGGCAATCTGCTTGGGTTACAGGTGTTTTATCAGCTGTAATTACTTCTGGAATTGTTGGAGTTATAGTAAAACTGATTCAATAGAAAGGCGTTATGCCGAAGTTTACAAAACTTCTTTTCGTTTTGTTTTTGGCATTTGCACCGATTCTGACCTTTACACCTACGGCACAGGCAGAACCCTCACAGGGTTTAGGTGTAGATGTTTATACATACGACTCGTCATCCTTACCTGAGAGACGGGCTTACACGATCTGTGTAGGCGATTCTGTTTGGACTTCTGTGCCTAACATTGATTCTGACTGGGGTGGTGGCGTTGTTGCTGGCTGCCAAGAAGAGTTTGTCCTTATTCATTACACAGGTGTTTTGACTTCACCTAAGTCTGGGGATATTACGTTTCAGTCTTGGGCTGATGATGGCTTCTATTTTTCGCTTGATGGTCAGCCTGTTATTGATGACTGGTATCCGAAGGGTTGCTCTGGCAGTTCTGCTACTGTGCCTATGGTTGCTGGTCAGGAATACGTTTTTGATGCTTGGTGGTATGAGTATGGTGGGGGTGCTTGTAATCGTCTGTATTGGGATGCTGAGGGTGAAGGGATGAACGTTATTTCTCCAGCAGCTTTTAGTGGTGAGCCGTTTGTGCCACCTTATGTTCCTAGCTTGTCTAAACCTCTTGGTGTAAATGGTTCGGTTTCTGGTACTAGCGTGGATCTTGTTTGGGCTTCTATTGTTGAGCAGACTGCGATTGAGAATTATGCGGTTACTTGGACTTATGGCGATAACCCTGGTTGGGGTATTTCTGCTGTTGAATCTAAAGCAACTGTCGCTAATTTGCCTGAAGATACTGAAATAACTTTTAGGATTCGGTCTGATAACAATACGTTAGGTGTGTATTCGGAGTTTAGTGAGCCGTTTGTGATTAGGACTGGTTTTAATCCTGTCATTCCGCCTGTAGAACCGCCTGTAGAGCCACCTGTAGAGCCTGAGCCACCTGTAGTACCACCTGTGATTGTTCCGCCCGTTGTAGAGCCGCCTGTGGTTATTCCGCCTGTAGTCAAAGAGCCTGTGGTTGAAGTTCCTGTAATAGTCCCGCCTGTGATCATTCCGCCAGAAGAACCTTCTATTACAGAGATACCTATAGCTTCTATTGACCCACAAAGCCTTACTACCGCTGAGGTGAGCGAACTTAAGGAAGGTGCTTTACAGGCCTTTGAGACGGCTGTAGCAGGGTCAGAAGAGTACAATCTGGCGTTGGAGCAACTAATGGTTGTAGCTCAGGCTGATGACATTGTTGTTGATGAAGAATTAGCAAGTGTACCTGTCTTGGGTGCAACGATTGTGGGTTTGACTAATGCCTTGAACGCTCTTGGCAACTTTGGTGCGGATATGTCCCCAAAGGTTAGAGCTAAGGCAGAACAGTCTGTTGTGGCAGCTGTGATTGTCACACAAATAGCGACTACGGCAGTTGGGCTGACTGCTTCAGCACCGTCATCTATTAGGAGAATAAATTGAAAAACTTTTTAAACGACATTGTGGGTCAGATTTGGACACTTCTAGGTATGTTTGTTGCCTGGATTGTGTTGGAAGGATCTGCGAAGAATGTTATTGGCTGGTGTATTCTGGTATCACTAGCGGTATGGATTGTTACTTTCCGCTTACGCAACCCAAAGGAATAATTATGTCTGTTGTTTACTATGAACCGTTCCCTGCTAACACTCGTAATGACGAGTTTGGCAACCTAGCCCCTTACCGTAATGGTAGACCGCATAGAGGTCAGGATTGGTCTCCCAAGGAACTTTCACCGATTAAGGCGATTACTGATGGGACTGTGTTCCTAAGTGAGTGGTCTGACGTGTTGGGTTGGTTCTTGGTTCATTCAACTAAGGATGGCTATTGGGTGCTTTACGCTCACTTGGCTAAGCAGTCTGACTTGAAGAAGGGTGACAAGGTTGAAGGTGGCAAAACTGTGTTGGGTAAAGTCGGTGGCGGAAAATACAAGTCTGGCTCTGCTTCAACTGGAGCTCACTTACACATGAGTATCGGTAAGGCTAACAAAAACTTTAGCAACCCTGACATTCATCTAGCTGCCTATAAAGATTTAGTTGACCCGTTGAAGCACATCCTAGAAAACAAAGGCAAATAATGAAGACACGAATTAAAGAAATTATTAATGTGCTTGGCTTTCTAGCCTGGCGTGGATTTGGTATTTTCCTGTTCATTCTTGGTGGCTCGGCTGGTGTGGGTGCAGCTTTGACAGGAAACTGGCTTGATGGTGTGATTATTGCTTGGGGAACACTAATGATTGGTGTTATCGGGGCGATTGGCTATGCTATCGCTACTACAGGTCAAGTCACTAAGGAAGATGTCGCTAAGGCTTCTAATGATGCTATTCAGAAGGTAAAGGATACAGAACAGAAGAAATAGACCTGTGTACTCGTCTTTCTCCTGCTGTTAGCCCACCCCAGATCCCTAGTGGTTCTTTTGCTTCTATAGCGTATGTCCTACACTCTTGCATTATTGGACACATTGAACATAGCTCTTTAGCGTACTGGGTGTCTTGATGCCCTGTTGTTCCTATGTCTGGGAAGAACGCATCAGGGAAGTTTTGGCAGGGTAGTTCACCGACTTTTTCTTGTAGTTCTAAAAAAGAAAAAAGTTTTCGTGAAATTGGTATCTGATGTCGGTGGTTTGTCATACAATAACCTTACTGACAATTCGGTCAGATGTAAAACTGGAAAAGGGCTATGACTAATAAATTAGATCACAAGTTATTTGGTAAGGCTGTTCTCATTGGAGACTTTGAGAATCAGAGTGCAGAGTGGCATGAGCTGCGAAGCAATGGTATTGGTGGGTCTCAGGTTGGGACTATTTTGGGTGTAAACCCTTGGGAGTCTGCTTACACTATGTGGGCTAAGTTGACTAACAAGATTGAAGATAGTTTTCAGCAGAATGAGAAGATGCGTTGGGGAACGCTTGTTGAACCGCTGATCTTTGATGAGTGGGGTGTCCGTAATCCTGAATACAAAATGTATACGACTGGCACTTGGGCGGATGGTTGGAAACACGCTAACCCTGATGGCATCCTTGAGTTGGATGGCGAGTTCGGTTTGCTAGAAATAAAGACTGCTGGCTATCGTTGGGATTCCATTCCAGAGCATTATGCAGCTCAATGTATGTGGTACATGGAGTTGCTGGGTTTGAAGTGGTGCAAGGTTGTTGTGCTGTTCCAGGGTAATCAGTTAGAAACTTTCCACCTTGACTATGATGCCGAGTATTCTGCTCGTATGGTTGCTCGTGTAGAAGAGTTTTGGGATAAGTTGGCTCAGGATGTTGCACCTGATTGGGATGGCTCTGAAAGCACTTTCCAAACTGTCCGCAATATGAATCCAGACATTCTGGATGATGAAGTTGAGTTGGGTGTTCTTGGCTCTGACTTGGTTTACGCTCAAGCAGAGTTGGATCTATCTACAGAACAAGTCACAAAATTAAAAAGCAAAATACTAGACAAGATGGGTAAAGCCAAGTATGGTCTAGTAAACGGCAAGGTTATCGCTACACGTTCTTCCAGAGCTGGTGGAGTGCCGTATCTGACAATCAAGAAAGTAAACTAATGAAGAAAATAACTGACCTTAAGGGTTTATCTGTTGGTGACAAAGTTGCCGTTTCTATTCACGGCAGCGATAAGAAAACTACACATGTTACTGGTGTCTTATCTGGTATTCAGGTTTTGGATACTGGGTCTGTTGGTCTGACTGTGCAGGGTTTGGGTCAATGGATTTGGCTTGAAGATAACATGACTGTTACTTGGGTGGCGAACTAATGGCCTTTGACCTTTCACAATATCAAACTGTCCAGGAGAGAATTGACCTGTTCTGGGCTAGGTACGGCAACGGTCGCTTGAACTTAGAGATCGTTCTAATCAACGAAACACAGGTCGTTATGAAGGCTGAAGTGTTCTTAGACAAGGCTGATGAAAAGCCAGCTGCGGTTGATTACGCTGAAGAGCGTTTAGGCACTAGCCACATAAACAAGGTGTCTTTTGTAGAGAACTGTGCTACCTCGGCCTATGGAAGAGCAATTTCGGCTCTCGGTGGAGAGTTTAGCCCAAAGGGTAAGCGACCTTCAGCACAAGAGATGGATAAAGTAAATCGTGCTGCTGAGGACATTTATGCTCAGGCTAATGATGCTTATTCCAAAAAAGATTTAGCCAAGTTGAAGGCTTTGTATCTTGAAGCTCAACAAGCTAAGTTGTCAAAAGATAAGTTAGATCTGATTGTTAAGTGGGGTAAAGAACTTGGAAATAGTTAGTCCTGACCACATTATTGGCAAACTAAATGAACTAATCCAGTCTGGCGAAAAGGGCGTTAATGCTCTTTATGATGCTGAGATGAAAGTTGCTGATAGAGATTTAGTTTATGAAAAGGCGTTTCAATCTGCTTTTCTTGAAGCCCAGGGGACTGTGGCCGATAGGACTGCTGTAGCTCGTCTCAAGACTGCTGAGCTAAAGTTTGAGCATGACATGGCAAAAGTTGAGTTGAACCGTGTCAAGGCTAAGATAAAGCAGATCTCAGATGCGGGTACTTTGACTGCAGTTATTGCTAAACAGGTGGAGCTAACGTTCCGTCATGGTTAGTAAAACTATTTGGGCTAAGGTGCTTGAACGTGACGTGTGTTGTTGGCATTGTGGGCGTATTGATGATACGCTCGTGCCGCAACACCGAGTCAATCGGGGGATGGGCGGGTCTAAGTTATTAGACACCCCATCTAACCTGGTGGCTATGTGTAGTGAATCTAATTTGTTGATGGAATCTAATGCAGAGTTTCGTGAGAAGGCTTTACAGTATGGTTGGAAGCTTGAGCGATACAAGTTTCCTGAAGCAACACCGATTTACGATTTTTATAAAGGTGACTGGTTTCTGATTGATAATCAATGGAATAAGACACCTTACCGATTATTTATGGCTTGAAAGGGATACAAATGGAATTTGGATCTGATGAATGGATTAACCTTGCGGAAGCATTGGAAAAAGAGCGTACTGACATAACACACGCTAACAAACTTCTAACTGATGAGGAGTTGAGTTTCGCTAAGTTTGCTCAAGGTAAGCGTCAGCTGAGACTAAAGAAAGAAGAACTTGAGGACATGCGTGAGCAGCGAGATAAGTTGTTCTTTAATGCTGGTCGCTGGGCTGGCGGTGCTAGAGATGAAGTTGCGGAGATTGCAAATAAAGTCGTCCAGGCTTTGCTTGACAGCGAGGAGTAGAAGATGAGTGTGGAGATGATTTCGGCTGTCCTAAATAACAGTCGGGCTGATGGGCGAGCCAAGCTTGTGCTAATTGGTATCGCTAACCATCATGGCGATAATGGTGCTTGGCCGTCTATCGCTACTTTGGCTCGTTACGCTAACGCTAGTGAAAGATCAATCAAAAGAGATTTGCAGTATCTTCAGGAAATCGGGGAGATTAGCGTTGAAGTTAATGGCTCTGATTTTGGTGGTCAATACAAGACAAATAAGTATTGGATTCTTTTGCCAGGGGTGACAAACTGGGAAGCAGGGGTGACAGCTCAGGTAAGCAGGGGTGACAGACTGGGTACGTCAGGGGTGACAGATCTGGCACACAAACCTTTAAAAGAAACATATATTAACCTATATGCTCATTTTGAGGAATTCTGGAATGTTTATCCTCGTAAGGTTTCTAAGCGAGCTGCGTGTAAAGCTTTTGAATCTGCTTTGCAGAGAGCAAGCTTTGATGACATTCTTGCTGGCTGTGTACGCTATGCCCACGACAAGAATCTTCCACCACAAGAGTTCATCCCTTATCCGACTACTTGGTTGAATGGTGATCGTTGGGGTGATGCTCCGTTGCCTGAGAGACAGAAAACTAAGGAAGAGCTACAGAATGAAGCGAGGATGGCTGAGGAAGCCCGTGTGCAACGTGTACGGGAGTTAGATCGTATTCGTGCTGCTGAAGCCCTAGAACACGAAAAGAAGGTTGTTTTAGCCCCACCTAAGCATTGTGAGCATGACAAGATTGTTTGGAATTGCCGTAAATGTAACTTTGGTAAGGTTGCAAAAGGCTAAAAAATGGCTAAACTAAGTTTGTGGATGACAACAAGATTCTCTGTAACCGTTGCGGTTATGCGTGGGTCGTTGCTCCAGAAAAAAGAGATCGCAAAGATTTGTTGTGTGTCTCTTGTCGTGCTAAGCCAGCTTCGGTTGTCCAGTATGGCAGTCTCAAATGTATTCCGCACTCAGGAGATTTTGCTGAAGATGGGGTGACCCCTGTGTCTGGTGGGGTTGTAGTTTTACCAGGCAAAAGAGTATGCAATCATTCCGATTGTGTAAATCCAAAACACATAGAAAAATAGAAAGGGCCAAAAATGCCCAACGTAATTAAAGCAACAAATCTCACAGTAACAA